CTTGGTTTTAGTTCTTAGAATAGGGAATGAATTCATGCCTCTTTATAAGTTATTATCTAATATATATTAGTGGTCCTATTACCATATTGGTATTCTAATGCCCATAAATATTGTTCTGTTCTCATTTTAGAGGTCTAATTTAGCCGCCTATCTTAAAACAGACATTTTAGTGTTAAAATCCAAAACTAACCTATTCTTCACATTATTCCTGCAGAAAGCTTCTACTTGATACATAGTAGCTACAGTCCTCAATAAACCATGTTGAGAGTCATTTGTACTTCTAGTGTTAATGTCAAAATCGATCTAATCTTTTTTGAAAAATAATCCGAGGTCAACTTATAACAAATTTATTGCTACTTAAAGAATTCTAAGACCTTCTTATTTAATCATACCAAAGATTCTAAATCTGTCTCCAATACATTCATAGTTCAGTGATTTTAAGTAACTTTTCTTAACTTCAGATTCCAATTGGCCTAAATTGGCATCAGTCAAACTTGTTACATCTTCATCTAAAGATCTAGCTCTAAAAATTCCACTGACCATTTTCTTATTTAAAACTGTTTTCTGATTATTCTTGGTATTCTTTTTCCTAATAAAGATTATGTTATTATCCTAGCAAACTTGTTTAGCAACTTTTCCTTTAGATTTCTTGTTTTCACTCTCTAAATAATCTTCGTTTTTCTCCAACACTTTCATGAGGCGATTATCTTCTCTGTCTTTTATTTTTAGAGTTTCCAAGTCAGTAGTTCCATGTTTCGTTATCTTAATCTCAGATTTTTTCATATCATCATTTTCTAAGTTTACATTTTGTTTTGAAGGTTCAGGTATTCACTTAGTTCATAGGTTTGTCTCATTTCGAGATTTATTTATTTTTTTGACTTTTTACTGACATTGATTTTGACCTTTCAATATTTAAATTTGATATATCCCTCGAAATCTTTTCTACGATAGTCTGTTTTGATTCTTTACATAGACTTTATAAATCGTTTCGAGTGTTGGAATCCATTCCACTCTCGTTTTGGATAATCTCATAAAGATATCTATTATAATATCTGAACATTTTG